GTACCGATAAGCGCTTATCCAAATCGTCGCTCATGATTAGACACCTGAAGCAGTAAAGCCACTTAAGGAAATGCCTGCTGTGCCAGCATCAAGCGTGATGGTTTGCAGGGGTTCAGCAGTGGGGTCGATGATGGTAATGGGCGCTTCAGACTTGACCCACGCCTCACTGGACTGAGACCAGTTCCACACAAAGCCAGCCTCATCCGCAGGCTTTACAGGGCGGACAACCCACCCCGGTGGAAACCACCAAACAACTTCCTGACCGTCTGCTGCCGTTGGTGGCTCAGGCACTTCAATCCAACCATCTGTGCCATCCGTTTGCGACTTGGGTATTGATCCGTTTTTGGAGTAAAGCATCATTGATTCCTTGTTGCGTTATACTTTTCTACCACGGCTGATGAGTCATTGTGACGAAACGCTTTTGCGTCCCGTGGAGTTTCCCGTGCGGGGGAATAACTGGAAGCCTGCCTGATCCAGCCTAAGCACCTTCTCATGGAGGGTTTTTAGGCCGTGGGTGTGCAACGGATCAGGTCCAGCACACATCTTGCCCCGCTGGCAGATCGGAAAGACGGTCATCATTGATCCTGCCATTGTGAGCGTTGCGGGGTGAAGTTTGTGGTGTATCGGGCTATGCCTTTAGTGATGCGGAGGTCGTCGATGTAACCATTTAATTCCGTTCCAGAAGCCAGCGACCCATTTGAAAAGTTTACGGCAATGTACCCACCGTTTGCAGAATCAACTAGGTCAGTTGTATTTGCAGTCGATCCAATGGATACGCCATTTCTATAAACCGTTACTGTTCCAGACGACCTTACCCATGCAGCATGAGTCCACACTCCGGTTGACCAGTTAGATGAGGGCGATATATTTGTGACAGCGGTTTGACCATTAAACACATAAAACACATTAGTGTTTCCAACGCGCAATACAAAATTTCCATTTTTACCAGATACATAATAGTTTTTTGACCCAAACACTGTTACTTCGTTTGCAGTTGCGTTCAAATACACCCAGCATTCAACGGTCCAATCCCCTGACCCCAAAGCCAAATCAGGGTTTGCTTGAAGTGTTAGATAATCCGTCGTTCCGTCAAATAGCATCGACGCACCACCAAACTTCGACTGCGCGGTACTAATCTGTGCGCTGTTTACCGTGACTAGATCGTTCTTGGCAGTGCTGTCGATGATGCCTGCGTTGGTGAAGTTGAGGAGCAGGGAGACTGTCCCAGCAGAAACGGTTGTCGTTGGTGGTGAAGTAGGTACAGTAAAGGTGGTGCCGTTCGGGTATAGACAACCGCCTTTGGTGATTCTTAATCCAGATAAATAGCCATTTAAGGTAAAACTCCCTGCTGGGTTAAATATGCTCCCAATATGAATTGCACCGGTTGCGTCAAACGTAACACCTGTAACATCGGAAGTGCCAAGCTGAACACCATTGATGTAAGCGCGAAGCGTGTTGCTATCCCTTGTCATCGCAACGTGAATCCATTGTTGCGCGATTAAACCTGTCGATCCAGTGATTAAGTAGGAATTAAAGCCACCAATACGCCAACCACCACTATAGATATTGATTCCGTTCTGATCCGGTGTAGTTCCAGTGTCGTAGCTTAGAACATACTGATCGCCAGAAATGTTATTAAAATAAACCCAGCATTCGATGGTAAAAGCACTTGTACCAAAATCAAACACCGCATTATCTGGCGCGGTCAAATAATCCCCCGTCCCATCAAAGTACCCGCTGCCGCCGTTTGTTGACGCGCTCCATGCTGATGTTGGTTGGAAGGGTGAGAAGGCTTGGACACTCGCACTAGTGCCAACTGTTGCCACCAATGCGTTTGTACTAACATCAATGAATCGATTGCCTTGACATGCAAGCAATGACGTTCCGCTGATAGCGGTTAGCGGGGCTGTGCTTGGAGTAAATGAACCCGTGTAAACCGCCGTGCCTTTGACTACACGGAAGTTGCTGATGTAAGCGTTGCAACCGTGATAAGCGGAGCCTTGGCTTGATGCGCGTCGATCCTGCCCACCGATAGTCATGTCGGTGCAAGTGATGCTAAAACTGCTTGTCCCGCTTCCTGCTGACACCCCGTTCAGATACAGCGTAACAGTCGAACCGCTGCGAACGATTGCGTAGTGCGCCCAAGTGTTCAGGTTTGCTTTGGTGGCTGTACTGATTACATTTGTGCCGTTCAGGGTAACAACCGCATTACTAGCGTCTTGATAAAACTGGAAAGCATCGAGAGTATTAATGCTCATGAACACATTTAATGTTCCGTTCGTGGTGGCAATTGCGTTTTGATAAACCCAAAACTCAAGCGTGAAGTCCCCCGGCAAGTCAAGAACACTGCCTGTGTCGGCAAAACGTTCGTATCCGTTCCCACTCCCATCAAAATAATTACTCCACCCCGTCGGGCTGAATGGGCTGAAGGTGCCTTGGGTCGTGTCGCCATTACGGGTGATGCTGAAAGCGTTTGCACTGGAATCGACGAAGCTATTGTTTTGTGCGCCGTTGGTTCCGTTGCCATGCAACAAGAGCGTGGTGTTCTCAAAGTACGGATCAATCGCAGGCCAGAGGTTTTGCTGCTTTAACGATTGATACTGGCTCATGCTGAAGATGCCATTGCCAGCACCGCCCTGTGCAGGGTTGGGTAGCGTCGTGAGCGGGAAAGGATTCTGGGTGCTGACCGTCGTGTTGCCGTTGACTGTAATCGTGAAGGCGTTGTTTGAGCCATCCACAAAAGTGGGGTAGCGGCAGGTCAGCAAGGATGTGTTGGTAATGTTTTGCAGGGGGCCGTTGGGAGGTGTGAAAGCTGTTGTGTATACAGCCGTGCCTTTAACGATGCGTGCGTTAGAGGCGTAGCCTTGCAGCGTATTAAGCCCATTAAAAGAGCCGCAAACGTAAGCCACGTTGTTAGTTAAATTGTCGGCGTAAGACGCAGTCCATTGGGCTACGCCATTCAAATACGCGGTTACTGAACCTGATGATCTAACGTAAGCAATGTGTGACCAAGTATTTGCGGGGACACTTGAACCTGTACCGCCAACTAGTGAACTACCATTCCAGATTCCAATTTTGTCGCTTGTAGTAATGTAATGTGATCCTGATGCGCTTGCGTTAGCACGAAAATCAAACAATGCGTGTTCTCGACTTACTGCGGTAAGAAACACCCATAACTCAAGCGTGTAGTCACCAGTACCGAGCGTAAACGCAGAATTGGCTGGCGTTGTTAAATAATCCCCACTCCCATCAAAGTACCCTGAGTACCCGCCCGGAGGGTTGTAGATCAGTCCGCCAATGTACCGTTGACTCATGTTGTTCCCTTATTGTTGGGGCATACGCGCAGGGGGTGGCGTGAAGTTGCTGATGTACCGGGCCGCGCCTTTGGTGATTCTCAGGTCGTCAAGATAGCCGTTGAAATCGTTACCAGCGCCTGCATTGTTGTAACCAATCGGTATCTGACCGCCATTACCGTCAAAACTTGTTGTATCAGTTCCGCTACCTCTGCTGATACCGTCAACATACAGCGTAATTGTGCTGCCATTTCTAACGATAGCGCAGTGATGCCAAGTGTTATCTGTTATCAATGTGGTGCCGGAAAGAATCTCGCCTGCATTTGACGCCCAACGAAGCGCACCAACGGTAGTACCTCCGTATCCGCCAGTAGTTACATGCGGCCCACCACTCATGCCCCCGCGCAAGCCTAAGATGAACTTGTCATTTAAAGACGGCGCATTAATCCAAAATTCAATTGTGAAGTTGCCCGAGCCAAGACCTGCGGTTACTGTGCCCAAATACCTGAGGTAATCCCCACTGCCATCAAACGCCATACTCCCCGTGCCGTACTTCACTATGCTGGTGCTGACCTGAGCATTTCCTACCGTTTCCAAGTCGTTCATCATCGCGCTGTCAAAGATTCCAGCGTTGGTGAAGTTGAGCAGAAGGCTGGTACCTGAGATTGCGGTGACAGGCGACGTTGGTGGCGTGAACGCCGCCGTGTAAACAGCCGCGCCTTTAACGACGCGGAGATTGGAAACGCCTCCTTTGTAGAAGCAACTGGCGCTTCCGTTGTTTCCAATCCAAACGCCCCCGCCTAGTGCCAAGTTGATGGTGGACGAGTTGGTTGCTGTACCAACATTGGCTCCATTAACCCAAAGTGTAATCGTGCTACCGCTGCGTGTAACCGCAACGTGATGCCAAGCGCCTACAGCCGAGGTGGTAGACGCCATGATTAACGGATCGGCAGGGTTTAGGAAAACACCAAACCTGTTTATTCCCTGAATGTCTGAATACCGCACATAAAAAGCACCGGCCGACCAAGCGCTGGCGCAAGAAATGATGCTTGGATAATTGTTGGTTTGCGTTTCCGGGTTCGCGTAGAACTCAATGGTGAAATCGCCGTCAAGGCTAAAGTCAGACGATGCTGTAGTAATACTCAGATAATCCCCGCTCCCATCAAAGTACCCACTCCCACCCAATACGCTTGCACTCCATGTGGTTGCGCCGGGGAAAGGTTGGAAGGCTTGAACTGAGGTATCGCCGTTACGGGTGATCGCAAAGGCGTTGGTCGAGTTGTCGATAAACCTGTTGGACTGACAGGTCAGGAGAGAAGTGTTGGTGATTGCGGTGAGGGGTGCTGCACTCGGGGTAAAAGACGAGGTATAAACGGCTGTGCCTTTGACGAGGCGAAGGTTGGAGATGTAGCCACGGAAGTTTCTATTTGTGCTGCCGGGGTCATAAGATTCGCTACCAATTACAGAAACATCTCCCGCATTTGTGTTTGCTGTTTTTGAAGTACTAGTTGTTGATTGTAAATTTCCGTTCAAGAACACATAAATGTTTGAACCACTACGCGATACTGCTATATGATTCCAAGCGTTTAATGTAACACCCGAGGTAGATGTGTATAGCGTTCCGTCATAGTTATACTCAAACATTATTCTGTTTAGGGTTCCTCCGGCATTTGATCCAGTAATACCAAACAAATACCCATTTAATGACGAAGATGCGCCATAAGAAAACACGCCAGAGTTATACAGTGACCCGCCTTCTGTGGGAAAAATCCACGCCTCAACAGTAAAGTCACCTGATCCTATTTCATAGGCAGCATTTTTTGTTGCCGTCAAGTAGTCCCCTGACGGATCAAAGTAGTTACTCCAATACCCGTTGGCCTCATAGGGCGTGAACGAGCCTTGGGTAGTGTTTCCATTTCGGGTAATGCTGAAGTTGTTGCTTGAAGAATCTAGGAAGGTATTGTTTTGCGCTCCGTTTGTCCCGTTGCCTTGAAGCAGCAGGGTGGTATAGGGCCAATACTGATCCCGCTGCCAGACGTTCTGTGAGGCATAAGGAATAGTCTGGGATTGCGTCCAGACACCCGAAGGGTAGGCAGCATTGACCGGGGAGGTGGCAATCAAGCCACCGGGATAGCGCATTGCCATAGCGGACCCTTATCAGGTAGATGTAATGGCTTCAAACGTCGCAACAAAAGTCAAAGCTGATGCAGTGCCTGAAGTGACGCCAACTGACTGGTTTTGTGTTACATAAAAGCTCGTGGTCTTGTCAGTCACAATCAACGTAGTATTGGCCGGAACACTGATCTGATAAGCAATGTTGTAAGCTGTACCGCTACCAAACGTGGCGTTATTTGCAATCGCAACCGTCGCCGTTGCAGCACTAGACGTGGTGTTACTAACCACAATTGAAGTAACTCGGTTCACCACATTGCCAGAGCTTGTGGGCGTAAGGCCGGTAATTGCAGTCGTACCGTCGCAAGTCCAAGACGTTGATACGCTGGTATTTGAAGGGGTCACATACGCAGTATTGCCGTTGATCGTTGTGACGTTGACAATATTTGGATTTGCCATGATCTATTCCTTAGAACCCGAAAATCATCGCCATAGCGATACTTTTACCAGTGGAAATACCTGAAGTTGCCTGGAAGGTGGGTAATGCTCCAGCACCGTTTGATGTCAGCACATGCCCCGCAGTTCCCGGTCCTGCTGAAGCCTGGAAGTTACCCGTTGCCGTGGTTCCCGTAAACACCACGCTATAAGCCGTTGTGGTGGCAAGTCCCGTACCACCGCCTGCCACACCCAACGTGCCAAAACTCAATGTGCCTGAGCCGTCCGTTCTAATGGGCTGCCCTGCTGAACCATCAGCCGTGGGGTATAGCAAGCTTGCCGGGTTGTTCATCAGCTTGATGACCGTGCCTGTTGTGTTCTTGGCAAACAGGATCATCCCGCCATCGTTGTAGTTGATGGCAAGCTCGCCGGCATTTAAGTTGCCAGCCGAGGGTGCGGTCGTGGATGCCGTGTTAGTCCGGTACAGTTGTATCGGCGTGAAATTGGTTGCTGGCATTAGAAAGTACCTCCGTCAATCGTTGCCCATTCAGGGGCTGAAGCACCGGCTCTCAGGACATAACCTTGTGTGCCCAATGCCAGGGTGGATGTCGTTGATGCGCCTGTTTGATATACCAGGGAGCCTGCAGCACCGCCAGCAACATTGGTTGCCGTTGTGGCCGAGCCAGCACTACCGCTGATGTTAATGGACCAGGTACCTGAAGCGCCAGTGCCATCAGCCTTGGGTGCGCCGACGGTACTGTAGTCAATCGTGCGCGCTACCGAGCCATTAAACGTCGTGCCAGGCGAAGCGCCACCCGTATTGGTAAAGGTTACCGAGTTGGTTACAGAGCCTGCAGTTGTAGCTGTGCCCACCGTAATCGTTGCCGGGTCGGTGTATTGCGGCGCAGTGCCCGATGACGTCAGGATATAAGTTGACGTGCCAATACCGAGCTTTGACAGCGTCGTGGCACCCGAGGCGTAAAGGATGTCGCCTGCTGTGTAGCTCGTGATGTTTGTGCCACCCGAGGCCACTGGTACCGTGTTGAGCGAGATAACCGTGCCGGTGACTTGAATCGGTGATGAGCCGGTGTAAACCTGCGACGTGCTGAACTCGGCAAAAGTGATGGCCGTGGTGCCGAAGGTAATCGTGCCTGATGTCGTGAGAACGTACGATGTGCCTTTGTTTACAGTGCCATTTTGAACAAAGAAGTAATCGTTCTCACTTAACTCATTGGTGCCTGTGCCATAGCTGTCAGCATCAGTTGCACGCGTAAGAACCGTACCGCCCGTAGCCCAGGTGTAAATACCGTTATGGGCTTGGTTTGATTCATCCTTAACAAGGATGCGATCGCCATTAACAAGACTGTAGTTGTCAAGCGTTGTCAGTGCTACGCCAAGCGTTAAGGTTGCGCCAACGCCTGAAGCGCCGTTGTTATAAGTTACCGAGCCACCCGTTTGTGCAGCTAAAGATTGCGTCGTCGCAGCCTGGACGGGTTGGTGGTAAACCAGTCCGGTTGATGCTAAGCCATCGACGTACTGCTTTGTGGCCAGTTGATAGGCGGTTGTCGGGTCTTGCGTAACGGTTACTGATGTCAGCCCTGCCAGGGTGAGACTTGAGCCTCCCAAGGCAATGGCCGTTGATCCAATCGTAATCGACGTGTTGGTCAGCGAAATGGTCCTGGCAGCCGAGCCGTCATACGTTGTACCCGAGTCAAGCTGCAAGCCTGTGCCAACCGTCAACGCATTCGGGTTGGCCGCGGTAATCGTGCCCGAAGCACCCAAGGCCACTGTCACGCCGTTGTAAGTTACCGAGCTATTCGTAAGGCTGGCATTGCTGATGTTGGTAAGCGTATTGCTTGCACCGCTGATGGTTTTGTTGGTCAGCGTTTGTGCATCGGTCAGCGTGGCAACAACCGTGTTGTCGATCGCAATGGTGCCTGTCGAGGTGATTGTGCCGCCTGTGAGGCCCGTGCCTGCAGTGATTGACGTAACACCCGTGCCGGTTGTAATCGCGCCCCAGGCGCTGTTTGCATAGCCTTCAAACGTGCCTGTTTGCGAGTTGTAGCGCAAGGTTCCGTTTGTTGGTGAGCCAGGGCGATCGCCCGTAGCACCTGATGGCAATACAAGACCTTCAAGCCCTGGCACAACTGGATTATCAGCAAGTCCCACCGTGGGGTCTGAGCCGTTGCCCGTACCATTGGCCACATCGATCTCGTTAGCCGTACCCTGCAGCGTCACAATGCCAATGCTGTTGCCACTTGTGCGGGTTAGCAAACCAACGCCAGAAGACTGCGCCAGGTTCAGCACAATGCCTGAAAGCGAGATTGTCGGGTTGCCTGCAATACCGTCGCCATCAGCAACGCTAATACCTGCCGTTCCAGACGCGATAGAGCGGCCTGTGAGCGTTGTTGCGCTGGTCTTGACCTGAATACCCGTCCCAGCGGCTACGAGGCTTGCAGCGGCTCCTGAGAGGCTTAGAACAAGGGTTGAGCCAGCGCCGTTATCAGTGAGCGTTAAGCCGTTGCCTGATGTCGTCAGTTGACGTGACTGGCTCAGTGAGCCTTCACTGGTTGCCGTGACAAAGCTGTAGTTGGTGACTGGCGTTGCAGCAATATCTGCCACCGTCGTTTTGACCGTGCCACCGCCTTGCACGATGGGCACAAGCTCCGTGCCAGTCAGTGCTTGCGCGGTCGGTAATTGGGTGATGGTTTGATTGGCCATTATGGTGACACCGCTATTCCATCAAGGTTCCCATTGTTCTCAGGCGTCTGGGTGTTGCCTTCCGTCGAGACAATGACATTTTGCTGATCCGTTGTCACCAGATTATCCTGGATTGCGGCCACCGATACATCAGGCCTTGGAAAGCGCAGGTTGATGCGCTCAGTTTGCCGGGCTGGCAAGCGATACGGATCTTTCTCGTCTCTGCAATTTTCTTCACACACCATCAACCCTGGGAAGTTGATGTCAGGTCCCAGGGTGGCGTGAGGGCGCTTCATGCGGCAACGATCGCAAATACCAATGGCGATGTCGCTGTAGCCCTCCGTGTCAAGAAACATTGGCATTATTTCGTGTACACCGAGATGTTGGGGGCAAAGTAGATCGGGCTGCGATCGCGCTCTTCAGCCTCAGCCAGCGCCAGGTACTTGCCAGCCTGATCCTCAAGGTATTTGATGCGCTCCATGGGCACTTGAGGCAATTCCATGCTCAATTGGTGCGCCAACATGCCAATCGTGGCCAGATACCACCGCTGCGGAATCTGCAATTCATCGGTCAGATCGCCCACATCCATGATTTGCTTGGAATACCAGACGGTCATTTGCACATACCACTCATTGGGGACCGGCCAGAGGTAAATTTCAGGCTGCGGGACCGTCCGATTGAACCAAAACTGGTAAGGCTGATTGGCCGTGAAGTTTTTGTTGGGCAAATTGGTGTAATCATCACGATTAAGCCTTGCCATTTGGATTTCACGCGAGTTATTGCCCACATAAAACTCACGCAAGGCTAGTGTCGTGCCGCCAGAGGCCCTTACTCGGTAGTATTGGACGCTCTGACCGGGGTCAATGTCATACCAGGCCCACTTTTTGTCGGTTACAACCACTGATCCGATGTTGTACAGGGTGTTCCAGGTAATAGCATCGGTCGAATACTCGAGGGTGAGAGTCCATGTGGCACTTCCACCACCAGAAACATAGGGGAGCAGGCCGATTGACCCAGCATAAATTGGGTTGCTGGTGCCAAAATTGATCGAAATATTGCCATTCGTGCTTGTTTGCAGGCAGTAAGTATCGACATCATCATCCCCGGCATAAGCTGCATTGCCACCAGCGCTGCTCGAGTAGCTGCCAGCAGGCCGTGTCATGGTCCGGTAGAGCACATTCAAGGCGTCATTGGCGCCCACTGGCAAGGTGTAAATGTACTTTTCTGGCGTGAGGCCGATGACTTCCTTCTTCACAGCCCAGTATTGGATGCCGATGTTGATCAGGTTGGTCAGCGTGAATCCCAGCGACTCGCGTGCGGTCAACAATTGCTCGCTGGTTAGCTCTTCAGCAAGCTTGCCACAGCGTCTTGCCGCGTGGTCAATCAGCGTTTGGACGTTAAAAACCTGACCGTAGGTATCAGAATAGGACATCTCACCACCCTGGGCAATTCCAGCGCTTCATCGAAGCCCTGGCTCGAGATCCGCGCTCAGACTTACGAGCCACTGGACCCATGCGTGCGCAAAACGAATCACGCCTTGGACCTCCTTGGGGCTGTGGAGCCTTCAGGTTTGATCCTGTTTCTCGGTTGTACTTCGCTCTGCCCTTGGCGGTAAGACCCGCGCCTTGATCTGCCGGAAGCTTCTCACCACGGCCAATCGCCAGGCTAGGACCGCCGTTTTTAAGCTGTTCAGGAAGTTTTGCATACGATTTCCCTTTCACATTGGACTGCGTAAACTCTGCAGCCACATCAGGTCGAATGCCTACTTTCTTGGCAAACTTGGGATTGTTCTCAGCCGCTTTCATCAGCCGGAACTGCGCTTTAGTCTTGGCAGGCATTTAAGCTATCTGCCCCATGGTAACAATCAACGAAGGGATGGCCGGGTACGCAGGCGTCACACTTGATGGCAGTGCCTCAAGCGTTACATCCGTTGATTCAGGCAGCCAAAACAACTGCACATAGTTAGTGGCGTTCAAATCTAAGTAAAAGTTCCAGGCGGCCACCGCAAAACCAAAGATGCCCGCATTCTTACGCGCTGGCACCGTAACTTGCGTTGATGAGTTGGCAAGATCTGAACCGTTGACCTTTATCCAAATTGTGACAATGTGCTGCTCGTTAGCGACATTCTTGAACTGGGCGCTGAATTGAAAGTTATAAATGCCGTCATTGGGCACCGTAAAACGGCTATTGCTAACCAGGGTAATGCCATCGGCAATATCCGTAGTGTTGCAAGTCATGGCCGTGCCAGCGGTGGTGCTTCCCGTCTGATCTAGGGTGCTACTAAAGCCGCCATAAGCCGCGCCAAACGCACGCAAATCACCGATGGTTGATTGCACATTCGCGCCACTTTGCACTAACGGCACAAGCTCTGCGCCCGTCAGCGTTGCGGCTGCTGGCATTGCGCTAATTTTCTGGTCGGCCATTACGATTGCTCCAAAACAATTTTGCTGTCGTCTTCTTGCAGCACATACCCTGGCGTTGTCTCATCCAGGATATAAAACGTGGTTGGCGGGAGGGTACCGTAAGTATCGACTACGCCATTATCACCAACATCAAGGCCGTAGTCGGTGCCCCCAATGACATTCTGGGCGCCAACACCTAATGCAAAGCCATCCGAGGTATTGGCTTGGTTGGCAACGCTTGAGTAGCCAACAGGTGCCATCAAATACCTGCTTGAACGAGCTTAAGCGTTGCAGTGCCAGAGCCTGAGTTAACCAGTAGCTTGATGGCCGTCACCGGGAATGCGTAGTTGCCATCAGCAGCGGCCACTTCGCCAGCCACCGTGGGATGACTAAACCAGTTGGAAATGGTGCCTGCAGGGTCGTCAAATGAGTGCTGGACGGTGTAATCAACCGTGCCTGATACCGTGACACCAAAGCCCACATTGAACGGGCTGATGTTGGTATTCATGACCACGGTGCTACTTGAGCCTGTACCAGTCTTGGATACGGTCACTACCTTCATGATTGTCCTTCAATGTGATGCAGGGGCCGAAGCCCCCGCTATCTAGCGCCTAGCCTGTGGTGGCGTTACTGTGACCGATTCTTTGGTCTCAGTGACTGATCCCTTACCGCGGATCTTATCCATCAATTTGCCGCCAAGCTCTTTGACCATGCTTACAGGATTCAAGGCATCCTCAAGCTCACGCTTGGCTTTCGCCGCGGTGGCCTCTGGATCAGCAACAGGTTTGGATACATCAGGCTTGGCAGTGCCACCCTGGTTGTAAACCTTGCCGCCCTTCTTGAACGTGCCCGATTGAATGGTGTTAGCTACAGGCTTGGATACTGGGTGCTTGGGGTAGGCTACGGGTTTGCCTGAATCAACAAGCCCCCCCGTAGCGTAGTGCTTTTTTAAGGCACCACCTTTCTTGAAGCCGCCAGCATTGCCCTTCTTGACTTCGCCTGTGGTGGTATTGGTTACGCCAGGCTTGGATGTTGAGACATTACCCTCAACGCCGCCACCCTTGGCATAAGCAGAGCCGCCACGCTTGTAGCCACCAGGCTTGCCCATGGACACTTCACCCGTCTTTTTAGGCGTGTGATGCTCACCTTCAGCCGTGTCCATCTTGGTTTTGACATAGCCCTTAGCGCCCTTCTCGGATGCCGCTACTTTGATGATGCCGCCATCTTTGTAGCCACCCTGGCCCATTACCACACCGCCGGTTGCAAGGCCTTTGTGGGCCTTCGATGCTGGCATGGAAGCGTGCTTTTTAAGCTTGGCCTCAGTGCCTGCCATCTTTTTCATTTCGGCTGCGTGCTCGGCTTTGGACTCGCCACCTTCCTTCATCATGGGGCGCGCCATCTTGCGACG